TAAAAACAAGGGTAATGTAATTTGACAGAGGGGGGTTCTTCGGTTAGGATGCAATCATGAATAAAAAGCCACCAGAACTTCATATCGTTGATGGAACAAAATCAAGGACTAGAGGCAACATAGCTTCCTTGCCAGACACTATTAGGAAAAGAATTCCTAGAGCCGAATGGCTTGACAATCCAGACGCTTGGGATAAGCAACAGTTTATAGATGAGACTTCAGAATTCTTGCATTCTGTCTATGGAATAGGTAATGATCAAGATAAGCATGCTTTGTCAATGCTTGCAGATCAAATTGAGGTTTATGTGGACTGCTCCAAAATGCTAAGGTTCGTTGATGATGAAGGAAAGCGTCAGAGCAGATTAGTAATACCTCAAAATAATAATGCGACCCTTGCTCCTAGTCCGTGGTTAAGTATTAGAAATAAAACCACTACCTTAATAATTCAGCTTATGAATGAGTTAGGGCTTACCCCTAGAAGCAGACTTTCTTCTGGCAAAGTAGAAAACAATAGCCCAATCTCACAATTCCTTAAAGGACCATTTGCTTCATGAAATGGGAGACAGGCTTTGAATATGCACACGATGTAATAAAAGGCGAGATTAATGTTTGCAAAGATATTAGATTAGCTTGCCAAAGATTTATCAATCAGTATGAGAATAAAGAATGGGAATGGGTATTCGATGAAAGAGTGCCACAGCATTTCCTATCCTTTTGCGGAAACCTAAAACATACTAAAGGTCCACAAGCTGGAGAACCATTAATATTAGAGCCATTTCAAATCTTCCTTATCTGTGCTATCTATGGATTCAGGGGGAAGAAGGATAAGACTAAAAGAATGGTTACTGATGTAATCGTTTTTATTCCTCGTAAAGCTGGTAAATCAACTATTACAGCTTCAATAGCACTTTACGAACTACTATGTGGTGAATCGGGCGCAGAGGTGTTTACTTTGGCAACCAATAGAGAGCAAGCAACTATTGTATTTGATGCGGCTAAAGGATTCGTAGAAGCAATGCCTACAGACTTATCTTGTCTATTTAATGTATCAAGATACGAAGTAAAGAAGGGCGGAGACTCACAGTCTACATTTAAAGCTCTTTCTAGAGACACAAAGAAATCTGGGGATGGTAAGAATCCATCTTGCGTAATCGTGGATGAAGCGGCTCAGATTGTGGATAGAAATTCCATTGAGGTATTACATTCAGGTATGGTCGCAAGGCAAAACCCATTACGAATCTATATTACAACGGCATCTTTCTCTAAAGACACCAAGTTCTATGAAGATATGAGCATGGTTCAATCTATGCTGAATGGGGAAGCTACTGATAATCCTAGATGGTTTGGTTTGCTGTATGGTTTAGACCCTCAAGACGATTGGAGAGACCCTAAGACTTGGGCTAAAGCTAATCCAATGCATGGTATCTCTGTCTTTCAAGAAGCTATTGAGCAAAGAGCGGAAGAAGCAAAGCATAAACCAGCGGTGCTTAATGAGTTCCTTTGCAAAACACTTAACATATATGTTAGTGCTAACTCTGCTTGGTTAGACAGAAATCATTGGGATGAGGCTATTGCTGAGGACGATGGGCGACAGCCCGAGGCCGTCTTTATTGGGTTCGACTTAGCCGCTACAAGAGACCTGAATGCTGTATGTACTTTAAAAAGATATGGTGAACTAGATTACAGAGCACATTGGCAATTTTTCTTACCTGAGATTGGGTATGAGTTAATCCCAAAGCATTATCAAGACATATTTAGAGTTGCTGTGGACTCAGGCATCTTAAAGCTTACTGAAGGTAATGTTATGGATGATAGAGAGATTAGTGACTATATTCTTCAGGAATGTGCCAAGTATGATGTTAAGGAAGTAGGTTATGATGCTTATAATGCCGCTTCAATGGTTGCTAGGTTATTTGAAAATGGTGTCCCAGTAAAAAAAGTTGGGCAAGGTATGAGTGTGTTATCTAATCCATCAAAATATATAGAGAAATTAATACTTAATAAGCAAATTAAGCATGATGGCAACCCATTTTTAGGTTGGCAGTTAGGTAACTGTGAGGTTTACGAGGATGTAAATGGTAATATTAAGATTAGAAAAAACGAAGCTGACAAATCTGCTAAAGTTGATGGCATAATAGCCATGATTATTGCAGCACATTGTTCATTAGATAACCCATATACTTCAACTAGCTTTGGGTTTAGATCGTTTTAATATAGAATTAGTAAATTCTAGGAGAAAAAAATGGGTATTTTGGATATTTTCAAAGGAAAGAAAGTAGATTCAACAGAATCGAATACCCTTTTTGGTCAAACACAACTTGGTAATAATGTTATTTATCAAGGTCAAGGTGGCAAGCAAACTGTTTCACAGCAATTACTTTATGTAACTACATCTAGCACTACAGCCGCTGGTCGGACTGTGGATATGTCAGTATTAAGCCGAAACAGCACTATTATGAGTTGCGTTGGTGTTAAAGCTAGAGCATTAGCGCAGTTACCAATTCGTGTTATGTATAAGACAGACGATGGCACATTTGTTAATGCTTTGGAAAATACTGCCGTTGGAGCAAGAGATAAAGCAAAAGCTAAACAAGTATTAAATCTACTTAGCACCCCCAATAACTTTGAAAGCCAATATGAATTTTGGTATCAATGGTCAATGTGGCAAGACCTTGCTGGCGAAACATTCACTTTATGGTGGAGAAAAGATCAAGCCGATTCTGTAGCTACTCCATTAGAAATGTATAACCTAGATGCCACACTAATAACAGTACAACTTACTCCAGCTAGGTATCCAGCTTATCGCCTATCCACCCCTAGCTATGGATTTAATAAAGATGAATTATTAGCGGCGCATCAGGTAATGCATATTAAGGAAGCGGCTTGGCAAGGTGCAGCTGGTTTTAATAAAGGTATTCTAGCTACTGAATTGGTAGCCTTAGACCAAGATATTGATTTATATGCCAATTTTATTATGCAGAACGGCGCAAAGCCTACTGGTATGTTTGTAACAGAACAAGTTATTCCAGACGCCAAATATAAAGAGATTGCGGCACGATTAAAAGAAGCATGGTCAAGCATGACAGGCTCTAGAACAAGTGATTTAAGCAAACCAGGACAAGGTATGCTATTAGATCAAGGCATGAAATATCAGCCTTTACAGATGCTTACTCTACAAGATGCGGATTGTGCTAAATTAAAAGAACAAACAATAAAACGGATTTGTGCTTTATTTGGTGTTCCTCCAGCAATGCTTGGTATTTCAGACCAAAAGTTTAATAATACGCAAACATTGTTGGATGAATTTTATAAAACAACTATGTATCCTATGGTTATAAATATTGAACAAAAGCTAAATAGTCATCTATTAAAAGGTTATCCTAGTTTATGTATCCGCTTTGATACTAAAGACTTTCTTAAAGGTGCTCCATTAGATCAAATGAACTTTGTTAATGCTGGAGTAACTGGTGGTATTATGACTCCTAATGAAGCTAGAGAATATCTTAATATGGCTAAAATGGAAGGTGAAGATGAATTAACTTCTAAATCCAATATGGCAGAACCAATATCAGGCTCATCACCACAAGATACTGGCGGTAACGGTGGAAATCAAAAACGCAAGATGAATATAGGTAAATAATGTTACTATTAGACAAAATTTTAGATATATTAAATTTACAAATTAAAAATAGTAATGTTAAACTACCAAAAAATGTAGTTAAACCCCCAAAAATACAAGATAATAATCAGGCTATTAACAATGGGGCTATCAATGAAAAATCTACTTCTAGTTTGCGAAGCAAAAGTTCAACTGGGACAATCCGCAGACGAAGCACAAAACCCTAGCGGAACAATCGAGGCTAGAGCGACTACTTGGGGAGCCAGAGAAGGTTCCGATGGACGCCGTTTTAACTACCAGCCTGAAGGTTTTGCACAATGGGCGGATGAGTTTGCCAAGGCTGGCAAGCCAATGCCAATGTTTTTAAATCATAACGATATGGGTATGCCTGTAGGTCAATGGGATGAAATTTCTTTTGACGAAGCTGGTATGACAGCTAAAGGTCGTTTGTTTATGAATACATCTTCTGGTTCAGATATTTATTCAGTCTTAAAAGAATCACCAAATTTATTTGGCGGTGTATCTGTTGGTGCTTATGCAGATGAAGCGATTATGGTTGATGCAGATGGCAATCCTGTGGATGAGCCTTCTGATGAAGCCTATTTTCAAATTAAAAAAGGCGGTCTGCGTGAGATTAGTGTAGTCATGTATCCTAATAACCCAGAAGCCAATATTCAAAAGTTAGAGTGTTTTGATGCTGAAGGGCATTTAAATCCTCGTATAGTTGAGGAAGCCTTGCGTGATGCTGGTCTTTCCAAGAAGGGTGCGACCACCGCATCTTCTGTCTTTAAGAAAATACTTGAACAGCGTGATGTTGTAGAGGAAATTATTAAAGATACCCCACAACAGGGTGAGCCTGAAGCGGTGGTAAATGAAGCCGATAAGATTCTCAAAGCCCTAGAGGAAAGAGAATTCTTAAAGGTATTATCTAAACGCATTAAGTAAAGGAAATATCATGTCTGAGCAAATCATTGCAAAGCTAGATGAAATCGAAGCTAATACAGTAGCTAAGATTGAAGAAGGCAAAGCTGAAGCAGTAAAAAAAGTTGAAGAAGCAGTTGTATCTTTTGAAGAAAAAGTTGCCGCTTTGGAAGCTAAAGTTAGCCAATTAGGTGCAACTCCAGCAATCAAGACTTACAAGTCTATTGGTTCTGAAGTAAACCGCATGGTTAAAGAGCAGTTGAAATCTTTTGTTGCTGGCGAAGCTAAAGTACAAAAAGAAATCAAAATGTTTGAAGATGCTGGTCAATATGATGCGTATTTTAAAGAAGCATCTGCATTAACTGGCTCTGGTGCTGGCATCGGTGGTCGTACCGCCTATGATCCAGTATTCGTTCCATTGCGTTTGCTAAATCCAATGCGTGGTGTTGCTCGTGCTGTTGCTACTGATGGTGCAACTTATCAGTTCCGTGCAAAGGTAGGCAATGCTGGAGCCGCTTGGGGTTATGCAATTAATAATAACGGATCACTAACAACTGAAGATACAAACATTTGGCAATTAACTCTCCAAGACTTAAATGTCCAGTTCCCTATCCGTACAGCGGCTTTGGATGATATTGATGGTTTGGAAGGTAATGTTGTTAGCGATATGTTGGCTGAGTTCTCACAAGCTGAAGCTCTTTCCATGATCCAGAATAACGACCAAGGCGCAACATCATTGCCTTATGGGGGTTCTAATGGTTTGCGTGGTTTAGATCAGTATGCTGGTGCTAATTCTTCCTACACAGGTGGAACAATCTCTACAGCCGCTTTCGGTACTTCTGGTACTGGTTCTTCTAGCGGTTTGCATAGCTTGGCTACTTATGACCAGTTAACAACTAACGCAAATACTGTTGGTGCGGCTAACATCAAATACAAAGATGTTGTGAACTTTATTTACAGCTTGCCACAGCAATATTGGACAGAATCAGCTTGTTTTGTTATCAACCCAGTTCTGTTACAACAGATTCGTGGTTTGGTAGATGATCAAGGTCGCCCAATCTATGTTGATGGTTTGGCTCGTAACGATGGTATCGTTGGTACATTGTTAGGCTTTAATGTTGTAGTGAATAAGTATCTTGATACTCCTTCACAAACTTCATCTGGCTCTGCTGGTACTAACAGCTTGTATCCAATGTATTTCGGTGATTTCCAAAAAGGCTTCACAATCGTTGATCGCTTGAACATGATTCTCCGTAGATATGACCAGACATTGCCTGGCTCAATAACTTTCTATGGCGAAAAAAGGCTCGCCACCAGCGTTGTAGATCCATTTGCAATTATCCGTTTCCGTTCTACTGGTACTGCAACCTAATGAAATGGGGGGTTAAAAACCCCCCTTTCTTAATCTCTATTGGAATTAAAAATGACAACTAATCTAGTTCTTGACGCAGTTAAGGAAGCCATTGTTGATGGCAAAGCAAAAGTAAACTTAAAAGAAGCATCTGCCCTTACTGGTTCAGGTTCAGGGGTTGGTGGTCGTGTAATTTACGATGATGCGTTTGCCGCATTGCGTTATGGAAATCCATTCCGTATGGCTGGCAGTCGTGTAATCACAACTATTGGCTCAGATGAAGCCTTTGTAGTAAATACTGGTACTGTTACCAATATTCAAGATGGCTCTAACAATCCTTGGGGCTATGCAGTAAATAGCGATAATGCTACATCTGGTGAAGATGTTAAGTTTTGGCAAATCCCAGTTCGTGTATTAAATGCTTCTGCCCCTATTCGTACAGCGGTTTTATCCGATGTAAATTACTTAGAAGAAACTATCCTTACTGACATTGCATTGCAATTTGCCCAGCAAGAAGCTCTTTCTATGATGTATAACAATGACCAATCTGGATCTACTACTGTAAATTATGGTGGTACTGCTGGTTTGCGTGGTTTAAATAGCTATGCTGGCTCTACTACAGCCGCCGCTTTTGGCTCTAATGGTTCTGCCATTACCAATGGTAAACATACTGTATTGCAAGTAGCACAAGCATCCGCTACAGCAATTTCTTATGATGACTTAGCTAATTTACAAGCCGCTTTGCCTTCACAATATCTTTATAAGCCTACAACTGCTTGGATGATGCACCCAACTACCATTGCTCAGATTCGCAAGTTAAAGAATACTGCTCAACTTCCAATTTTTATTGAAGTTGGTGATGATGATGGCGGTGCTTTGCTTTATGTATTTGGTCATAAAGTTATTTCCAACCCTTATATGCAAACAGCCGCTTCTGGGAATTATCCAGTTTATTTGGCTGAATGGGAAAGATTTGTAACTATTGCTGATCGTGAAGAAATGAACATTCAGCGTTTAGATCAAACAGCCCCAGGATTTATTACTATGTATTGCGAAAAGCGTGTAGTTAGCACAATTCGTGATGTATTTGCTGGTGTCCGTTTATACGGAGCTTGATAAATGACAACCGATGCTTTGATAAATGGTCCTTTTTTAGGCTCATCTAGGAATCCTTATTCTTATGAAAAGGTTGAGCAAACAAGCCGTGATATACAAACGGCTTGGCTTACTTTAGATGAGATTACACAACAGCTTAATCTTTTTAATGATGAAAGCCAAGATACTTACTTGTCTAGCATTGAATTAGCGACTCGTATGGCTATTGAAGATTATTTAGGTATGTCCATATTCCCCATTACTTACAAAGCATACTATGGGGCTACAAACACTACTGGAACACAAATGTGCTTGGATTTACCAGAGGTTTCACAGCCATTCCAAAATCAAGTTGGTGTCGTTATTAATTCAGTATCTTATTACAATGGTAATACTCCACCGACATTGGTTACTTTAGCATCAACAGATTATTTTTATGATGCAACAGGAAATAAAGTGGTTGTATCACAAGGATTGCCAAATTCTGTGAATACAGTAATGACCAACCCCATTATGGTTACTTATCAGACCAAAGCTAATCCTTTATCGCAATATCCAGTAATTAAGCAAGCTGGATTATTGCTTTTAACTCATATCTACAATAATCGTAGCAATACTGTTGCTGGAATGTTGCAAGAAATACCTTTTGGTGTTGCACAGTTATTGCGACCTTATAAGTCATTGGTGATGTAATGGCTATTGCTCGTTATGAGAATATATCAATAAATAGAGTAGTGAATTCCATAGACACTTATGGTCAGCAAACTACAACAACTACACTTTGGTTTCAGACCAGAGCGTTGGTTCATTCCGTTAAAAACTCATTAAATATTACTAAAGATGAACGGATTTATACGGATTTGGTTAATTTTAAACTTAACTATACCCCTAATATTAAAGAAATAGTGGATAACCAAAATCTTTATAGTATTACATGGAGAGATAGAGCATGGCGCATAGATTCGGCTGTTGAAGCTGATGATCGCATGACGACTACGCTGTATTGCTATAGAAATGATCCTGTGGTGCCAGTATGACAACACAGTTAAATCCATCCAATTATGCAAAAGCTATACAAGCGCAATTAGCTTCTATAGTTACACCTGTCCCTGTTTATGCTAACTTTAATCGCAATTTTGCTACAGAGCCTAAATTTTTAACTTGGCAGTTGAGAAATGTGCATCAACCAGTTTATACTGGCACAACTCAATCTGTTAAAGGTATTGATCGACCTACCTTTCAAATTAGTGTATTTGCACAAAATATGGTAGATTGTTTCGATATTAGTAATACAATATTACAGTCGCTTCATGGATATAGTGGTCAGTTTGGCGGTTCTACTGGTTTTTATATTTCAAAAGCAGATGTAATGTGGCTTTACAATACATACGACAATACTGTAGGATTGCATCATATTATTATGGATTGCACCTTGGATATTCCAGCTTAATAAGATAGAATTATTTAACTTTAATTTAAGGAATTAATCATGGCACTTCCATCAAAAGTACTTCCTGGCTTTTCAGCCACTTTGTATATGCAACCTACTTCTAGTCCAACTCCATTGGCTACTTCTGCTTTATCTACTTTGGCTTCTGTTTCTGCTATTGCTGTTTCTGGTAACTTAGTGCCAGTTGAAGCTATCCCAGCTTTCGGTCAAGATGATGCAGTAGCATCTTTCATGGTTGCTGGTAGCCGTCAATCTGACAAAATCCCTACACAGTCTGCTCCTACTTCAATGACTATTACAGCCGCTTGGAATCCTAGCGATGCAAATCTTTTATTGATTCGTGGCGATGCTTATAGCGGAACAGTTGATCGTACTTATGTAATTTCTGCTACTGATGGCACAAATATTGTTTATTATGCCTTTAATGGTCGTGTTTCTATGTTCCATATTGATGCGCAACCTGGAGCAGAAGCCAAATGTGTATTCTCCATCCATCCTCGTGGAAATCAGTATGGTTGGTCTAATTCAGCTTAAGGAATAATATGAAAGTTCAATTTGCTAATGGAAAAGTCTTTGAAGCTAAAGATATTGACGATGCTATTGCGCAATGTCTTGGTGGTGGAGATGACCCATTTAATCCTTTAGTTTTACAAGACGAACCAAAACAAAAGAAAACAATAGTCAATGCAGATTCAATCGAACAATGACCTATTAAGTTTCTTGATTAGCCAATCCAATTCAGGAGTAAAGAATTGGTTTGGCTTTCAACAACAGCGCATTGCTGGTATTCATACCGCTTATCAAATTGCCGCTATACATGCGGATAAACTAACTCCTGAAGAAATTGTTGAATATGTGACTAGGCTAAATAATGCCATTTATCACAAAATGATTAAAAACGGAGAGTAGTATGACAACAACCTTTAAGATGGAAGGCTTTGATGACTTTAAAGCCCTTATTGATGAGATTGTTAATGACTTTAGTGCTAAAGATGCTAAAGGAATTTTAAGAAATGGAATGAAAAAGGCTATGACGCCTGTATTAACATCAGCGGAGTTTCGTGCTCCTGTAGATACTGGTGCTTTAGAGGCCTCCTTGCGTATAGAAGCTAGAGCTCCTAATTCCAAAGATAAAAGGTCTAGATATTATGTTGCTGGACAAGTAATGGTAGCTTATGTAAGTACGGCTCCAGGCAATAAATTGGCACAGGTTTCTTATTACAACAAAAGAATGATAGAAAAAACCAAAAATACTAGAACTACAATGCCTTATAAATCTATAGGTATGAAATCAGATGCTAGAGCAAATGTTCAAGAATTTGGAAGCCCCTATTTTCCAGCGCAACCATATATGCGAATTTCTTTAGAAGCAAATGCTGATCAAGTTCTTAGAAGTTTAGGTGATGACATAGGTGCAGTATTAGAAAGATATAAAGCAAAACAAAATAGGAGTAGCAAATGAATCAATTAGAACAAGCATTTGGTAAGAAGTTTATTGAAAATAAAAGCCTTTTACGAATTAGATCATTTGAAATGGCTGGACATATTTTTAAAGTAAAAGTTCCATTAACTTCGGAATACGATGCAATTCTTGAAAGAATAAGAATACCAAATGAAGAAAAAATACAAGAATATTATAATGAACTAACTAAAGATTTAAAGAAAGAAAAGGAATCCTTAAATACTGAACTTGGTGTTATTTTTGAGGAAAATGATATTAAAGTGCAAGGTAGATCAATGCTGGAAACGGCTAGAAATAAACTAATTACTGAAAACCGTATTTTGGAAATGATTAAGTTATTAGTTCCAGAAGAAGGACACACTTTAGAAGATATTACTTATAAGGATGTAGAAGAGTTATTTCCATTCTCTGTTCAACTAGAATTAATAGAACATATTGGAGAAACAATATCTCCTTCATATAAGGAAATAAAGGGAAAGTAGTAAGGTCAGTTCGTAGGCAAGTTAAAGCATATTTAACTGCTCATGGTACTGACCCAGCAACAGTAGATGAACAAACTTTTAGCGACATTTGTGTCATGTTTAATGATGGCGTTATAGGTAATTTAGGATTATTGCAAGTATTAGGCAGTCATGCGGCTGGACATTTTAATAGTTTATTACCAAAAGGTTCGTCGCCTTATAAATTACAAGATATAATTCCTAATCAATATGATTATCTTTACCCACCATTATCGGAAGAAGCAAAAAGGGAGCAAGTTAGCAAAAATCTAATAGCTTTTGCAAAAATGCACCCAGGCGCACCCAGTCAATTACAAGGTTAACAAATGGCTAATATTGTTGCTCAACTAGCAGTAAAACTGGGATTAGAAACCGCTGATTTTACACAAGGATTAGAAGCCGCAAAAAAAGGGCTTGGTGAAATATCCAAAAAACTGGATGAAGCATCTGTAATTGGTACTGCCGCTTTTGCTGGCATGATTTACAAGTCTTTAGAATTTTCCGATAAAGTAGCTGACCTTGCTGATGCTAATGAAATAGCGGTAGAGAAGGTTTTAGCTTTATCTGAAGCACTTAATTTGGCTGGTGGTAGTGGTGAAAATGCTGGAAAAATCTTTGCATCATTTACTACCAAAATAGATGCGGCTGCACAAGGAAGCAAGCAAGCACAAGATGCTTTTGCTCGTATTGGCGTATCTTTAAAAGACATTGGCTCTATGACCAATGAGCAATTATTTGATAAAACAATTAACAATCTTGCCAAAATACCTGATGTAGTGCAAAGAAATGCCATTGCTTTTGAGTTGTTGGGTAAAGGTATTAGAGGTGTAAGTCTTAAGGCTATTCAAGAAGAAATGGCAAAAGGCACAGATTCATTTAGAGAATATGCTGATGCTGTAAGACTATCAGCTGATTTGCATGACAAACTAGAAGCAAAAGCTACAAAACTACTTTTAATTTTTACAAAAGAATTAATGCCTACTGTTTCGGCTATGTTTGAACAATGGGGTGAAAAAGGTGGTTTAGCTGAAAATGTATTTGGAAAACTTAATGCAGTATTGCTTGGTCTTTGGTATACCGCTGGTAGTGTTGCTAATGGATTTGCAACCATGGGTGTGTATTGGGATAAGTTTACTGGAAAAATTGATTCAAATAAAGCCCAAGAAGAACTAAGAAAAATATATGCAGATCAAGTAATGTTCCGTGGAAAACTATTGGCTTTAGATTCACCACAAGCAAAAGCTAAAGTTAATGGTGATGAGTTTGCTGGTAGAGCTGTAACAGCCGCTAAAGATGCCGAAGCTGATAAACAAAAGCAGATGCTTTATACAGCTAGTCTTATTTCTGTTGAATACAAAAGACAAGTTGATTTTTCATTACAGCAATTAAAAGTTCGTGATGCAATGGTTGGCATGACAAATAATGAAAGAAGAATTCAAGAGGCTGTAAATCAACAACTAGATTCCACAAGCAAAAAAATTGACGAAATTAATAAACTTCGTGAAGCTGCTGTAGGTCGTGGTGGCGATGCTAAAGTATTAGCTGAATACGATAAACAAATTGCAAAAGTAAAAGAAATTGGTGAGGCATCAGCAAAAGCCGCTAGACAAATTGAAGAATCTTCTATTGCTGCACAGCGCACATTTAGTTTTGGATGGAACAAAGCCTTTTCACAATATGCTGAGGATGCTGGAAACTATGCTAAAAATGCCGAAGATGTATTTACTTCTATTACTGGCAATATGACATCCGCTATGGATAAGTTTGTTGATACTGGAAAGTTATCTTTTAGTAGTTTAGCGAAAAGTATTATTCAAGACCTTATTAAAATACAGTTGCGTATGTTAATGATGCGTGGCATAAGTGCCATGTTTGGAGGTATTGGTGGCATGTTTACTGCTGGTCAAGCTACATTTGATTCAAGTGGTATGGTAAATAGTGCGGCTGATCCTAGTAGATGGGGTACTGCGGCAACTGGTGGAACCATTGATGGTCCTACTATTGTTGGAGAGAATGGTCCAGAGTTATTTATTCCTGGTCGTTCTGGAAGTGTAATCCCTAATAATACAATGGGCGATGCTTTAAGTGGTGGTGGTGGCGTTACTTACAATGGTCCGGTAATTCAGAATATGCAAGCTATTGATACCCAGTCAGGAATACAATTCTTGGCTAAAAATAAAATGACGATTTGGTCAATGAATCAATCTGCTAATCGTTCAATTCCAACTGGTAGATAATTATGGCACTTACAGACATCCTATCAATTAGCGAATCAGTTGGCATTAATGACCAAAGATTTGTAGGTCAAGTAGTAAGCAGAAATCAAAGAATTTCTACTTCAGAGATTATTACAGTAGTTCCATTTGCTTTTGAAATGAAGCCTATGAATTATTTGCTTTATAGTAAAAATAGAGCATTGCTTAATTCATTGCGTATTCCAGATAAATCATTAACTCAATATTTAAACTTTGGTTCTACTGGATGGGTAAATTATATTGCTTATCAAGGGGATATGACATCTGGTCAAATAGCTTCATGTCAATGGCAAACATCTTCTGCTAATAAAACTTTAGTTCTTGGTTCTTTACCATCCATTAGTTCTACAACTTATATTGTTAAACAAGGTGATTTTTGCCAAGTAGGTTTATATGCGTATATTGCTACATCTGATGTTCAGCGTGGTAGTGGGACTACTGTTTCTATTCCTGTTCATCGCAACCTTATATCTAGCTTATCGAGTCCAGTAAATGCTGTAATTGGTCAATATGGAACTACAATAAGCATGGGTGGAACTACTTATACAGGAACTACTTTTCAAGTTGTTTTAAGAGATTACCCTACATATACTTTAATTCCTATGACCAATGATTCATTTATTCAATGGTCTGGTTCTTTTAAAGCATTTGAAAGTGTATTATGAATGTAATTGCACCAGTAGAAAATACCAATAATATTAGATATGCTGATTTTGTTCGTGTAACTACACCTTCAAATACTTATCGATTTGCAACAACTCCATCTGCATTAACTATTTCTGCTGTTGATTCAGAATCTTTTAGTGCTTTAGGCATTTTAATGAAAGTTGGTGATACACAGCGAGATATTAAATCAACTGCCAATGAAACAACATTTACTATGGTTGGTATTGATACAGCAATGTTGGGATGGGTTCTTGGCAATCAAATTAAAGGTAGCAAAATTGAAGCATGGAAAGGCTTTTTTGATACCAATGGTGCATTAATAACAACTGGTGGCACAGGTGGTTTGTATCAATTCTTTAATGGCTATATCAATTCATTTTCAATCAATGAAACATGGATGGAAGAAATCAGGCAGTTTGTTGGCACTATTTCAGTAGCCGCATCTTCTATTCAGCTTATTTTAAAAAATAGAACTGCTGGCAGATTTACCAATGACAATAACTGGCAATACTTTAGCCCTAATGATACAAGCATGAATAGAGTTGCATTTATTACCAATATTAATTATCAGTTTGGAAAAGGTGCATTGGCTGGATCATGATAAGACAAGCTACAAAATACGATAAGCCACAAATAATAGAAATAATGAAATTATTTAGGGCTGAAAGCAATATAAAACAATATCATAGTTTAGATAATGAACCATATTGGAATAGACTGCTAGATTCAATATTAGCTGGTGCTGGAATTATTTATATTGAAGATGGTGTTGGTTTAATAATGGCTTTAATAACCCATAATCTTTGGTGCGATAAAACATTTTATATGCAAGAATTAGCTTGGTATGTAAAGCCAGAACAAAGAAATACAAGTGTTGGATATAGGCTTTTAAAGAAATATATTGAATATGGCAATAAATTAAAAGAAGATGGCAGAATATGTATGTTTGCAATAGGAAAAATGCCTTCTAGCCCTAATGTTAAATATGAAAAATTTGGGTTTACCAAATTAGATGAAAATTGGATTCAGTAATGCGTAAACTTTATTTGGCAATATTTCTGATGATTTTTTCTGTTCCAGCATTTGCATTTGGAACAATGATTGTTGCCGCATTAGTAGCTGAAGGTGTATTTGCAACTGCTATGACTGTTGGTGCTATAGCAACAGCAATGGCTATTAATATGGTTGTTGCAGTAATTGTTTCTAAAGCATTTGCCAATCAAAACTCATTTGATTCCAATGGATATGCTTCTGGTTCTAGCCCTAATCCTGGCAACAGCCAACAAGTTCCACCAGCCACAGATAATAAACTTCCTGTAGTTTATGGTTCAGCCTATATAGGTGGAATTATTACAGACTTATCTATTAGTTCTGATAATCAACAGTTATATTATGTTCTTTCTATTTGTGAAGTAACTAGCACAAATACAGGGCAAACAGCAGATACTATTACATTTGGAAATATTTATTATGGTGGAAAAAAAGTAGTATTTCAAAGTAATGGATATACAGTAGCAAGTCTTTTAGATGAATCTACTGGAGCATCTGATACTTCTGTAAATGGAAGAATTGAAATATTCCTTTATAGCAATGGTTCAAATACTCCAGCCAATTCTAGTCAATCAGCAATTAGTGTCATGCAAACTGCTGGTCTTACTTATCAATGGGATGCCAATAAATTAATGACTAATTGTGCTTTTGCAATTATTCATCTTTCTTATAGTCAATCTGCTAATGTTACTGGAATTAATCAAACTAAATTTCAAGTAACAAATAGCCTAACAAATACTGGCGATTGCATAAAAGATTATTTAATTAATACTCGTTATGGCTGTGCTATTCCATTGGCTCAAGTTGATACAGCAAGTCTTACAGCTTTAACAACTTACTCAAATGGTTCTTTTTCTTATACAAATTCAAGTGGTGGCACATCTACTCAACCAAGATTTAAATTTAATGGGTCTTTAGATACCACAAGAACTGTAATGGATAACTTGCAAGATATGGCTTCATGCTGTGATTGCTTAATTAAATATACAGAAATTACAGGTCTTTGGGGTGTAGTTGTCCAATCTCCAACATATACAATAGCAATGGATATTAATGATAGCAATATGATTTCAGCTATTCAAATAACTCCATTAGATATTGCCGCATCCTATAATGTTGTTGAATGTAAGTTCCCAGATATTACAAATCAAAGTGCATTTAATTCAACCACTTTTGATTTAGCAAGTCTTGATCCAGCATTGTTATATCCTAATGAACCAGTAAATAAAGTTTCTTTTAGTTTTCCATTAACAAGCAATAGTGTAACTGCTCAATATTTAGCAACTAGAGTTCTTAAATCTGGTCGTGAAGATTTGCAAATTCAAGTTACTGTAAGTTTTATTGGAATTGAATTAGATGCTGGAGATATTGTTACAGTAACAAATTCTAATTATGGATGGGTAGCAAAGTTATTTAGAGTAAATAAAGTTGTTCAACAATTTAATGATGATGGGTCTATTGCTGTTCAGCTTAGTATGTCTGAATACAATCCTACAGTTTATGATGATGCTGATATAACTCAATTTCAGCCAACCCCTAATACTGGAATTGGAAGCCCTACTACATTTGGAAATCTAACTGCACCATCTGTTTATTCATCATCTGAAACAGCCAATGTTCCATATATTCAAATTCAAGCATATACAGCCCCAAATGGCATTACTCAATATATGGAAATTTGGTATTCAGCATTTAGTAATCCATTAACAACTCAAATGGTATTTGCTGGAACAAGTGAAATTCAATCTAATGGCAATCCATATCAACCATTAACTTTAATTTCACCAGTAACATTAACCAACATTCCATCTGGTAATTGGTATTTCTTTACTAGGACTGTTAATAGTTTAGCTTCTTCTTCATATAGCCCAGCAAGTTCATTGTTTACATGGCGTCCAAGAACTTTTCAATATAGTCAGCGTTATTTATCTGTTGCTTATGCTGATGATGCAGTAGGAACAGGATTTAGTTTTAGCCCTAGAGGAAAAGCATATTATGGATTGTTTAATCAAAACAATGCTACTCCAAATCCAGTTGCATCTAATTACACATGGTATCTTGCACCTACAGCTTTTAATTCTACTGGGGCATTAATTTATCTTCTTTATATTAATCGCAATGACAGACGATTTAGTTTTTCTACTGGCTTTGCGGCTTATGCGGCTGGTTCTGGCTCTTTTGTTCCAACATCAACTGCAACTTATGACCCTTCTCAATGGGGTGGTTTGCCAGATGGAACAAACATTATTGATTTAGATTTAAGAACTGGTCAGCTTACACAGACAGGAACAACATCTGTTGGAACTGGAGAATTGTCTATTATTAATAATCCTGATGGAACATTAAAAGCACAATTACAAGAATATCTTGATTTTGGTGGAGCATATACAAAAACTTCGTCTGTTGCTCTTTTGACTATTGATATTTATGGTCGTGTAGTTGGATTTGAAACTCCAGATGATTTTAATTATACAGAGCAAGTATTTACTGCCACATCAGGACAAACTGTATTTAGTGTTACTAGATCATCAACTTACATTAGTGGTCAATGCTGGGTATTTAGAAATGGCTTAAAACTAAGCCCATCAGAATACACAGATACAAGTGGATCAACTGGAACAGTTACATTAGGAATTGGGGCTATTACAGGTGATATTATTACCATTGTTTCCTTTAGATCACAAAATTCTGGAACTGGTGTATATGCTTCATTCTCATTTAATAGTGCAAATTTAACTAATCAAGCTACTTATACTGCATCAGGGTTTACCCTTAATACAGGATATGAATTGTTGTTTTTAAATGGCACAATCGTAAATGCTGAAGATTATGATATTAGTGGTCAAGATATTACTTTTACAGGAAATGCTACAGGCTATTTGCAAATTATTCAATGGACACCAAATAACCTTGGCGTAGCTAATGGTACGCCAGTTAATGCCGATGTGTTTACAATTATTGGTCAAACATTATATTCTTTTGCCTATAATATTAATGCTTTTAATTTATACGGAAATGGATGTCTATATAAACAAGGAACAGATTACACAACTGGAACAAATACTTTTACTTTGACTAATACACCAACAACTAACACCAATATTTTGGTGCAACAAACTTTTGCTAGAACTGGGGCGGCATAATGACACAAGCATATAATCTTTCGCAATTTGCGAATTTTCTTAATTCATCAGGACAAGTCTCCGCATCTGGTATTCAATCAGGAGTAGTAGTACCAAGTGGAACTGTAAGTTTATTTTATCAAGCATCTGCTCCTACTGGATGGTCGCAAATTACTAGCCTTAATGATTATGATTTGCGATTGGTATCTGGGGTAGGTGGAACTACTGGTGGCACAACTGCTTATTCAACAGTATTTACAAATCAAACTCCTAGTATTACTGGTGGAACATTAAGCGCAACAATTGGGGCAACAACACTTTCTACTGCACAAATGCCATCTCATGCTCATAGCCCTGGTAGTGGTGAAGCATTTGTAAATAGAGAAGGATATTATACTGGTAGTAATGTTGGAACAGAAAACCCTTTTGCGTATTCTTATTCTGGTACAACTGCCTCAGAAGGTGGCGATGGTTCTCATACTCACTCATTCTCAGGTAGCGTAAGCGCAATAACTTCATCTGCTATTACTCTTAATGTCCGTTACGCTAATATCATTATTTGCTCTAAAAACTAATGAAAATAGAACCTAAAAACAATTGCCCCTTAAATAATTTTGAACCATGCAAACAATTGGATTGCGCTTGGTTTATAGAATTACATGGAACAAATCCTAATACTGGTCAGCCAATTAAAGATTGGGGATGCACTATGGCTATGATGCCTATGATGTTATTGGAAAATGCCAAACAACAACACAGCACCGCATCAGCCGTTGAATCATTTAGAAATGAAATGATTAAAGCCAATGAATCTAGCCAGCAATTATTGATGGCATCATCAAAACTACTTGAAGGATAAGAAATGAAATTAACTATTATTATTGATGATAAAGCTGTAAAAGTAGATGGTATTAAGCGTATTGTTGACTTTCATGATTGTTCAATACCTGGTGGTATTCATGCCCTACAATGGGAAAATGATTCTGGCTGGATTGAATATGCAGTAACAAAAGATGGTAATAAGCCTGAAAACAAATCTATTACAGAATTGCCTAAATGGGCTAATAATTGTGTAGCAGAATGGGAAAAACCCATTCCACCAGTAGTATAATTATCAAAAAATAAGACATGATTCGTAGGTGGGTGGAGTTCCATCCCCTAATAACCGAGTAATGGAGAAATCATGGCAGTCTTTAATAAAAACACTTTGACCCAAGTTTCAGGGTTTGATAACCAGATTATTGCTGGTGAATTGGTATATAACCAAAAAACCTATTGGAATTTGGCTCTTAATACAGATGGAACTGCCATTGATTTAACTGGTGCAACTATTAATGCCCAGATTATTCGTAGAAAATTATCCAATGTCCAAGATACTCGCTATGGCTTGAGTTTTGATATTGGCGATTACACACCTACACCAACCCCAATTTCTTTGACCATTTCTAATCGTAGCGATACTACAGGGCAATTTACTCTTACTATTGACGATTCAGCTTGGGCTTTAACTACAACTGATACAGACTTAGATATTGCATCCATTAATGGTGCTGGCTTTTCTGGTCGTATTAAGATTAGTTTTCCAGCATCAGGAACAACTCCAGCAAATGATTTAATTATCTTTTTGCTATTCCTAGTTAGGTCTGATGCAATCGTGGTGAACTAACCATGACTGATATAACAATTTCAACTGCCCAAGGTGGCACAAATTTAAATGTTGATGTAGCTAGGGGAACAGATATAACCCTTGATGTATCCATTGGTAATCAAATTACAATGGTTGTAGATCAAGGCATACAAGGCTCATCAGGAACATCTGGATATAGTGGCATAAGTGGCTATAGTGGTTATTCTGGCTATTCTGGGATGTCAGGAGCAAGCACATCTGGTTATTCTGGATACTCTGGAAAATCTGGGTTCTCTGGCTACTCAGGCATTAGTGGATATAGTGGTAGTGGTGTATCTGGTTACTCTGGTTATTCTGGTTCTGGCACAAGTGGTTATAGTGGCTATAGTGGTTTTTCTGGGCAGTCTGGGGCATCTACATCAGGCTATTCTGGATATTCTGGCATAAGTGGATATAGTGGTGTAAGTGGCTATTCTGGCTATTCAGGAAGTGGTGTATCAGGCTATAGTGGTTATTCAGGTAGTGGATTATCTGGCTATTCTGGATATTCAGGTCAATCAGGTGCATCAACATCTGGCTATTCTGGTTATAGTGGGCAATCTGGGTATTCAGGTTTTAGTGGAAGTGGCATATCTGGTTACTCTGGCTATTCTGGAAGTGGAATTAGTGGATATAGTGGATATTCTGGCATCAATGGTTTGAGTGGATATTCTGGCATCAATGGTCAATCTGGAATATCAGGCTATAGTGGATATAGCGGCTATAGTGGTTATTCTGGAGCAATAGGTACATCTGGATTTAGTGGTTATTCTGGCTCTGGAATAAGTGGTTATAGTGGCTATTCTGGATTTAGTGGGCAACAAGGTACAAGTGGTTACTCTGGCTATAGTGGTGCAGTTGGAGCAAGTGGTACATCTGGGTATTCCGGTTATAGTGGCTCTGGATTTTCTGGTTACTCTGGATTCTCTGGCATCAATGGAGCATCTGGAATAAGTGGTTTTTCAGGTGCTAATGGAGCATCAGGATTAAGTGGCTATAGTGGTTATTCTGGAAGTGGTGTATCTGGTTACTCTGGGTATTCTGGTTGGTCAGGTATTAGTGGATATTCTGGGTCAGGAATTTCTGGCTATTCTGGCTATTCTGGAAGTGGTACATCTGGCTATAGTGGCTATTCTGGTTCTGGAATATCAGGTTATAGCGGATATAGTGGTTCTGGTTTATCAGGATTTAGTGGTACAAGTGGTTATTCTGGTTATTCAGGTGCAAATACTTATATTGCTCCTAGAATTACATCTACTACTAGCGCATCTTCAATCACACCAAACGCCGGCGCTACGGATCAATACGAAGTTACTGCCCTTGCAGTTGGACTAACAATTAATGCACCAACTGGAAGTCCTGTAGATGGTCAAAAGCTCATTATTCGTATTTTGGATAATGGTGGCGCACAAACTTTAACTTGGACAACTTCTAGTGGTGGTTATAGAATTGTCGGAACAACTTTACCAACAACAACAACTGCTTCCAAAATATTGTATGTAGGTTGTATTTATAATACTGCCGCAACTTTTTGGGATGTAATTGCTTTGGCTCAACAGGCTTAACATGACTACTTGTGCAGTATGCCAATTATCAAATGGTTTAGTAATTAATGTAATTATTGCTGAACCATATTTTGATTGTCCATACCCTGATTGTCAATTAATTGTAACTCCTGATATAGATGGAAATTATGCGCAAACAGGTTGCACTTGGAATGGAACAAATTTTATTAATATTCCACAGGCAGAATAATGGCTAATAGATATTGGGTTGGTGGAAGTGGAACTTGGGATGCAACTTCTACTACTAATTGGTCAACTACATCTGGTGGTAGTGGTGGAGCATCTGTTCCAACTTCAGCAGATGCTGTTATATTTGACAGTTTGTCTAATGTTCCTAATAGTGGTGCATCCTATACAGTAACCAGATCATCAGCCGCACAAATATTAAGTGCATCAATAGATAATCCTTCCGCTGGAACATTAACATTGGCTGGAAATGGGGCTTTATCAATCAGTAGTTCTTCTGGTTTGGTTGTCTTAAACACTATTATTTGGACTTATAATGGATCTCTTTCTCCAAGTACCACAAATGTATTATTAAATGTAAATAATATTACTGTAGCCTCTGCAATAAATATTACTGGAGGCGGTGTTGGTTTTATTTTAGGTTCAAATTTTATATCTACAAGCAGTATAAATAATAATGGAACTTTAAATACTCAAGGATACACAGTTTCTTGCACAAATTTTACTAGCATTAACGCTGTAATTACTTCTGGTAGCACAATTACAACATCAGGAACAGGCACTTCAACTTGGACTGTATCAGGATCAGTTACAGGATCACCAAATATTATATTATCAAGCACCGCAACAGGCTCAAAAACTTTTGCTGGTGGTGGTTTTACTTATGGCTCTTTATCTTTAGGAACTTCTGCTGGTGCCACAGTTAATGCTTCTTATATTATTACTGGTGCTAATACATTTAGTTCTATAAGTTGTGCAAAAACAGTAGCAACCACAATTTCATTTGGTGCAAATCAAACCATTGGCACTTGGTCTGTTACTGGAACTGCTGGAAATGTGGTAACAGTAAATAGTAATAGTGTTACTATTGCAAGAACATTAACCATTAATAATCAAACATCAAGCATTGATTATTTAGATGTAACAGATATAACTTCCAATTTACAACCAGTTACTTTCTATGCTGGTGCAAATACAAAATTGCGGTCAAATGTGCAAGGTGTTGCGGCTACAACCTCAACTGCCAATCAATATGTTTATGTATTAAATGGTTCAACATCAAGTCCTTGGACTGTTCCAGCAAACTGGAACAATACCAATAATGAAATTCATTTGATTGGTGGTGGCGGTGGAGGTGCTGGTGCTAGATTTACTACGCCTAACGGTGCTGGTGGTGGCGGTGGAGGCGGTGGTGGATACACTAAAGCAACCAATGTAACTCTAAGTGGAACTGCTACTTTTGCTATTGGTGCTGGTGGCACTGCTGGTGCGGCTGGTGCTAATGGTGGCACTGGTGGCTCAACTACATTTAATTCTGGTACATACACAACTACAGGCGGTGGAGGAGGTCAAGCAACAGCAACTTCTTCAACTGGCGGTACGGCAGGAACAGGCTCTACATATAACGGTGGCGTAGGAGGTCAAGGTTCTTTATCAACGGTGGTTTTAACTGGAGATGGTGGCGGTGGAGGTGCTGGTGCTGGTGGATTATTAGGTAATGGCGCAAATGGTGGAAATGGTTTTGCTTCTACAACTTCATCGCAAGTAGCAGGCGGTGGCGGTGGTGGAAATGGTGGCGGTTCTACTGGTGGTAATGCTTCGTCTGCAACTGGCGGAACTGGCGGAAATAATAATGCAGGGGTAGGTGGTGGAGCTTCAAATACTGTTGGATTTAATGGCGGTGGCGCAGGTGGTGCAATTTCTACTGGTTCTGGACTTGCTGGTGGTTGTGGTACTGATATTAAGGGATTAGGAAGTGGTGGCGGAACTTCTGGTTCTGGTGCTGGCACAAATACTGCACAAGCCGCTTTTTATGGTGCTGGTGGCGGTGGCGGTGGTGTAACTATTGCAAATGCAACTCGTGCTGGTAATAGTGGAGCACAAGGGGTTATTATTATTGTGTATTCTTTAGCATTAACACCAAACTTTAATTTCTTTGCTTTTTTTAACGGCTCTTAAAATATGACAATAGACAAAATAAAACAATTAGAAAACAACTTTGAAAGAGCAGTATTTATAAAGGGTGAACCAGTTTTACCTAGAGAAGCCACTAGATATATTTGGGCTAATGAGCATCTATATGGCAAAAATATCTTAGAAGTTGGTTGTTCAAGTGGATATGGCATCCAATTTTTACCTAATGACATTTTATATATTGGTGTAGATTACGATTTAAATATTGTTCAATTTGCTTCTATGCAAGGCTGGAGAAACAATACTTTGTATGTTCATGCAGACATCAATACATTAGAATTGCAACAGCATGACACCATAATAGCTTTTGAAGTTATTGAACATCTTGATAATGGTTTAGAAATAGTAGAAAAACTAAAGAAACATTGCAAAAGATTATTGCTGACAGTCCCATATAATGAGCCAAAAGGCTTTTGGGGTGAGCATCATAAATTGCATGGTTTAACAGAAAAAGACTTTACAGGGTTTGAGTTTGAATATGTCAATGAACATGGTCAAATAACAAAAGAACTACAACCAATTACAGAACAAAACAGATGCAATCTAATGCTATGCAAATACTCTGCTCAGTAGCCACTAGAGGTCGCTACACCACGACTTTGCCAATGGTCTTGATGGCTATAGCCAATCAAACAAAAAGCCCTGATAAGTTGGTTATATTCGATGACAATGACAATCCAGAGGATATGAGGGAAAACCCTGTATATCAACACATATTCCAAACGCTAGATTACAAAGGAATCAAATGGGAATGGTTATTTGCTGAAAAAAAAGGACAACATTATATTCATCAAAAAGCTAATTTAATGGGCTATGAATGGGTATGGCGAGTAGATGACGATGCTATTCCAGAACCTAATGTTCTTGATAATCTTTTTGCATATACTAATTTAGATAATGTAGGGGCAATTGGAGGGGCAATTTTAACTCCACCGTTAGTATTTGATACAAGCAAATCTACTGGCAAAATAAAAAATATGGATAAAGAACCTAATATTCAATGGAATAATATTACAAAATCTAAAGAAGTTGAACATCTTCATTGTTCTTTTCTATATAGAGCTGCTATACATGATTATAACTTAGGATTATCAAGGGTAGCTCATAGAGAAGAAACCCTTTTTACTTATGGTTTACAGTTGAAAGGTTTTAAGTTGCTAGTAGTGCCAAATGCAATTACTTGGCATTTTAAAAACCCACAAGGGGGTATTAGAAGTGAATCAAATAATGAACTTTATTCTAGGGATGATTTTATATTTAGGTCAATTATTAAATATAGCAATAAGACTATTATTGTTCTTAACTGCGGTCTTGGTGATCACATTGTATTCAGTCATATTCTTCCTGATATATCTAATCCTGTTATATTTGGTTGTTATCCAGAAGTATTATCGTGCAAATCTATTGCCGAAGCTAAAATGCTTTTTGGCGATATAGAGCAATGGAATATTTATAAAAAAATGGATGAATGGAAATGGACAGAAAGTCTTGAAAATGCTTTTAGGAAACTTTATAAATGTTAATAATTTCTCCTTATGCTAAACCTTTATTAAATAGTAAACAAAATCCTAAAAATTATCCTTATTGGAAGGAATTAATAGAACTTATTGGAAATAAAGATCATATAGTACAAATTGGAGTTGAAGGTGAAGAACAACTTGTTGATGATTTTAGAAAAAATTTAAATTTACTTGAATTAAGAACATTATTGTATGAATCATGGAATTGGATTTCTGTGGATAGTTTTTTTCAACACTTTGCTTGGCATTGGAATAAGTCTGGAATAGTATTATGGTCTGTATCAGACCCTAAAATTTTTGGTCATCCTGAAAATCAAAACTTATTAAAAGATAGAAGTTATTTGGCAAAAAATCAGTTTTTATGGTGGGATTTTACTGAATATAATAAAGAAGCATTTGTTTTTCCAGAAGTGGTGGTAGAATGTCTTTACAAATCATCCAGATAAGATAAGATTCATAATTAATTCAATCGTCTGGAATTTCTATGGCTTTAAATCAACTTGATAAAGAAGAATTAATAAACCTTCTTAAAGAAGTAATATCTGAAGCAGTAGAACAACATCCCTTGTCTGACGATGAAGTCAAATGGGTTCGATTGGCTATAGAAGCCGAAGCTAGACGAGCCGCTTTCCGAAAAGCTGTTATTGAAAAAACATTCTTAGGGCTATTAAGTTCAGCCGCTATTGGTTTAGTAATGTATGGAATAGATATGTTTAAAAATCATTGGAGATAATATGTTTGGAGTAGATGACATTATTGCAGTAGGAATGAAGTTAGTAGATAAATTAATTCCTGATCCAGCCGCTAAAGCCCAAGCACAATTAGACCTAGCTAAATTAGCCCAAGAAGGCAAATTAGCTGATATACAAGCCGATATAAACGAAGCACAAGAACTTACAAAACGGCAAGAAGCCGACATGATGAGTGATTCTTGGCTATCTAAAAACATACGACCTATGACCCTTATAGCCATTTTGGCAGGATATTTTGTTTTTGCTATGATGTCAGCATTCCAAATGGATACTAATACTAAGTATGTAGAACTATTAGGTCAATGGGGAATGTTAATAATGTCTTTTTATTTTGGCGGTAGAACATTAGAAAAGATCATTGATATGAAAGAAAGATCAAGTAATGGAAAGTAACTTTCAGCTTTGTTTAGAAAATTTGCTGGTTCATGAAGGTGGTTTTGTTAATGACAGCAGAGATAATGGTGGCATAACAAATCTTGGGGTAACTATTCGCACTTGGGAAGAATGGGTAGGTCATCCAGTATCAGAAAAAGAGATGCGTAATTTAACTCCATTAATGGTTAAACAACTTTATAAAAGGAAATATTGGGATGCTTGCTATGCTGATGACCTTATATCTGGTCTTGACTATGCTGTTTTTGATGTCTCTGTCAATTCAGGAGTCGGTAGGGCGATTAAGTTATTACAGTCTTGTGTTGGGGCTACTCCAGATGGGAGCTACGGTAGCATTACTTCTGCATTAGTAAAAAAAGTGTCATCAGACCCCAATAGAATCATAGAGTTATATTGCACTAAACGATTAGAGTTCTTGTCCTCTTTAAAATCTTTTCCTATTTTTGGTAAAGGCTGGAGTAAAAGAGTTTCAGAAGTTAAGGCTACTGCTTTAGAAATGAGCAATTATGAAAAACAGCAAGCAGTCGGATGATGAATTTATAAAACTTTGGAAAAAGTTAGGATCACCCACCCTTGTAGGAAAGCATCTAGGTATAAACCCTAGAAGCGCATTAACCAGAAGAAGAAATTTGGAAATACGATATGGAATAAAGTTACCAACTCACAATTCTCAAAGAGATGAACTAAAACAAAAACCTAAAAAAATAGAACAAACACCACACAATGTCCGCAGAGGCATTGATATAAACAAAGTAAAGAAAGTAATTGTCTTTTCAGATGCACATTTTACAGATGAAACTACCACAGCTTTTAAAGCACTTTTAAAGTTTATTAAGAAATTTAAGCCAGAAGTTATTATTTGTAATGGCGATGCTTTTGATGGACAAGTTCTTAGTCGTTTCCCCTCCATAAATTACGATGCAAAGCCAACAGTTCTAGAAGAATTAGAAGCCTGTCGTTGGCATTTAGGTGAAATTGAAAAGGTTAGACCAGCTGGTTGTCGTTTAATTTGGACTCTTGGTAATCATGATATGCGCTATGAATCATGGCTTGTCAATAAAGTGCCAGAATATAGTGGTGTAGATGGCTTTAGTCTTAAATATCATTTTCCGCATTGGGAAACTTGCTGGAGTTTTTGGGTAGGCGAAGAAACTGTAATCAAGCACCGATATAAAGGTGGCAGAACTGCTGGTTATTCTAATCTAACTGCTGCTGGAAATACAAATATGATTACAGGGCATACACATGTCCTCTGTGCCAGTCCAATTTCAAATTATCAAGGAACCTTTTGGGGGGTTCAAACAGGCTGTTTAGCAGACCCACAAAGTCAAACTTTTGAATACTGTGAAGATAGCCCTAAGGATTGGAGATCAGGCTTTGTTATGCTTTCTTTTGATCAAGGTCGGATGCTTATGCCAGAATTGGTAATGGTATGTGGAGAAGATGAAGTAGAGTTTAGGGGTGAAATACTTGCGGTATGAAAATTACTCCCAAAATTCTAGAGGGAATTTATTTAACGCTTGCTAAATGCGATCCGTTTACAAAATGGGATTTACCTCCTAGTGAATTATGTCGATATTTTATAGTTGATGATCATTCAATAATGGCTACTTATGAATATGATGAATCACTAGCTAAACCTCATATTTTTTGTATATCTAAAGCTCGATGCGGACATTACGATACTATTGTTCGTAGCATGGCTCATGAAATGATACATTGTAGTCGTCATAAATCAGGTAAATGGACATTACATGATGCAACTTTTAAACGAAGAAAAATGCTTGTAGGACAGAACTTAGGTTTTGATGGTCATGAACTTTAATTACTTTGTAGCCATTAAATAAAGTCCTATATTTCCTGTTGCATATCCAAAATAACAAATGGACATTCCAATATTACCTTTAAAGACTTGCTCTACTGATATATATAGATAAATCAAGCCAGTAAGGATAATAAGCCAAGCACTCATAAATCAAGCATTTTTGCTGTAGTAATAATCATTTGCTGTATAACAACATCTAAATCAATAGCTTTTTTATAAATAATTTCAACATCTATTAATGCAGGATTTGCATTTAATTGTTCAATTTCTGAAAGAAGTTTACGAGCATCTAATATATTTTGCGAAATTTTCATTTGATCCTTAAAACTTTAGCTTTTTTTAATACTTCTTCGTAACGAATCTTAGCAACATCATCTAATTTCCGCATTGGTAATTCTTGATAATATTTCCATTTAGCTTGATATTCTGATTGTTCTGATGGTTTAACCCATCCATGTAGCTTCCATCTTTCCTCAATATCAGTTCCACTTGCAGTCCAGATATGTTCATTCATTATCTTCTCCTATTAATTTTTTTGTTTGCGACAATAATTCTTCTTCTGTGATTTGGTATTCCAACTCGAACCGCTTACGACCCATTCCGTGAATACTGGTATTTGATCCTCTATGGTGGTATGGACATAAGGGGATAACAGGGGCATTACTTCTTTTGCTAGTTCGTCTAATGTGATGCAATTCCGCTGGTGTGCCTTCATTACCTTGATGCCTACATAATGAGCATCCCAGTTCAGCAACTTTTCTGTAATATTCTTTTTCATTTTTGGTCATTAAAAAGGTTCTGTAAGGTCTATGTAATGAAATAAACATTTTGGTACATCATAATATAACTCATCTTTTTCAAATGTTTTAAGTCTTACTTGTTCGTAGCCTAACGCCTTTTCTCCATTTATCCAATAAGCATGAACCATATCTTGTGTTAAAGCAAAAAACATTGTATGTGGTACTTCAAGCATATGTTTTTTTCTAACTGGTACATGAATAGTATTAAATGGACAAGGATTCCATTGCCTAACTTCTACCTCAGCAAATCCTATTTGTTTACCATTACGATAAATAATTAAGTCGGTACCATAAATATCAGGGTTATCCCTAGTTTGATAACCCCATTTCATATAAATCCATTTAGATACCGCTTCTCTTGCTGGTGGATCATATTTATCATGTAATGCTTGGTCAAACTTTTTAATCTGCATTAATCAATCTCCGATTCAACTGGATTAAGATAAAGCGGTTGTAGTTTGTAATAAACTGCTGTTGTATTAGGGACCTTAGAACCATATTGCCATTCTGAAAATGTATGCCATTTCCATCTCCAAGCAACTGGAAAACCTAACTTAATCATTGCGTTGATTTTCCTTCTGCTCTTGCGGTTGATTCTAAACTTCGCCAAACTTCAATTTTTGATTCAGCAGCTAGCATAAGTATGCGTAATGTTTCAAACATAGCTATAAGTTCTTCTGTTTCTTTAATGTGATCCTCATAACTTTCTTGAGCATAAGCATAAGCCTCTTTTTCTGATTGTGTTTTTAAATCCGTAGCCATTAACATAAGCCTAGCTTTTTTTGTTTTACGCAATTCTGTGTGTGCATATACAGCGCCTTTAAGATTGCCTAACTTTGTAGCGTTATCTCTAATAAAGTCTAATGCTTTGTAAGGAGAAATGTCATCATTTGTCATTTAATTCTTCCTTATCAAGTACTTCACAAGCAATTTCCGATAAACTTTCTACAACTAATCTACGGTAAATTTCGGCATTTAAGTCTTGTGAATCAATATCAGTTAAAACCCACCAAGCATTTTTTATTACTTTTTCATAATAAGCAACTTTCCATTTAATAATTGATATTTCTTGTTCTAATTCTGTTATTTTTTCTTGTTTCATAATCCTCTGCTCCTTAAAGTGGCGTCTATTTTATTAACTATTTCAAATCTTTGTAAACCTACTGTATGTAAACCCAGTTCTGTAGCTTTAGCAATCATAAGATTGTCATTTGTCCTCCATTCTTGATTATTAGTTTTGGTCGTTTTCATAGAATCTACCCACTCTGCCTTAAAACCAACCCAACCTCTTTCGGCACATATTTGTATTACTTCTGAAATAGATAATTTGGCTTTATCGGCTTCTCTCTGCAATCCTTTAATAGCAGTTTGTGTAATAGGTTTCTTTTGTTTATTACGAACTTTAAGATAATCTTTCCATAAATCAGAATCGACACCTTCAGGTGGCGGTATGTTTTTATTATGGTTATTGGTTATTGGTTCTTGGTTATTGGTTAGGAGCTGAGACGGTTCTGATTTCAATTCTGATTTCAGAACTGATTTCAGAACTGATTTCTTTTCTAATTTAACTCTGTTTGCATTTCTAGCGGAATCAGCTTTCGCTTGATATTTGGCAATTTCCTCGTCAGCACGCTTGTTATGCCAACCATCCTCATAAAATTCAAAAAATTCTTGAAGTAAAACTAATACTATTGCTGGATTGGATTTAACTCGTCTAGCTACAAAAAATTCGTCTGGGAAAGGTTGTTCTGAATGATAGTAAAGATCAATCATCCGTCTGTATGCTAAATCTTCTTCATCCGTTAGATGACTTGTATGGGAAATATAATCCCCAATGTGAAACGGATAATAATTCATAAATCCTTTCATCAAAGGCATCACAAAAAATGTAGGGCAGTCGGTGATGAAGCGACTTTTCGGTAATGAACCTAGCCCTACAAGAACTATTATATATCAATTTTTGGAAATTGTAATACTTTCAAAATTATTTTTGCTTTGCCACCTTTGATAATTTTTCCACGCTGGACAATCAATAAATCAATCTGTGAGTCGTCAGCAAACGCACTAGCTTGAACAAGCGCATCAAGGCAAGACTTTATAGAATTGTCTATATCTCTAATTCTTTTATCTGTTGGATATAAAGTTATTTCAATTTGTATTCTTGATGTACCTAAATTTATTTTATGCAAGTTCACTATTTGAGCTACAAGTGTTTTAAATTCGTTGGCTTTAGGTGTAAGAAATCGTCTATGACCTTTAAAGCCCCAATAGGTATTTACAGAAGGCGGATATGGAATAAAAAAAGTATACATTTCTTAGTTTCGTTATATAATACATCTATGGTTACATTCCGTAGCCTACCATGAAAGGGAAAAATAAGATGGGAATGAATAGACAGGATGCTTATTACGAACCAGAGGATGACGACTGTGGTGAATTTATTGATCACAGAACTGCTGAATTGTTAAATACTAAAGAATATGATCCAGCTTTAG